ACATTATAACTTTCTAAATCAACGTCAGCCATTGATTCTGGAAATGATGTTTGAGGAAAATCTTTGCGAAGGTCAGCTGAGCCGTAAGGAAATTTACTTATCTGACCATCGGAGAGTTTAGCGTACATAGTCATGTTTTATATGTTAAATAAGTGTTAGTCTTCTAAAGTAAATTCCCAAATCTTGTCACCTTGACCAGATGTGTACATTTTAGTACCGTCTGGTTTAAAGAACATTGCTTTTAAAGCTTGATGATAAAAGGTATATCTTATATACCCAGAATTTTGGGTTGCAGTAGATATATCCCAAGCAGTTGACAGTGAATAATCATAAATATACATATTTCCACTTTGTTGGGATATAAACATTTTTTTACCATCTGGTTTAAATCTTAGATCACTAGCACTTGTAACAGTAGTGTTTGATTGCGAATGTGATGCACTTGAGACATCCCAATTAGTTTGAAGAGTATATTCCTGTAATCCTGAACCAAAATCTTTTACAAACATTTTATCGCCGTTTGCACTAAAATCTAATCCAGTTGCAATGGCGGCTTGTGAAACTGATGCAGATTTAGAACTGTAAGATGCGTTTGTAAGACTCCAGGCATTTGGAAGGGTGTATTGATAAACAGTATCCGTAATGGTTCCAAGTATATACATTTTAGAACCACTATCTCCAAAAGCAATTGCCTGTGGATTACCCTCTTGATTACCTATATAAAACGTGTTTACTGGATTAGCTCCTGCAGTTTCAAGTGCCCACGCTGTAGATAAACTATATTCATATACATTTCTACTGCCACCATCTAAAACAAACAACGTTTGACCAGTAGGATCAAAATAAAGTCCTTCAACACTTGTAGTTACGTTGGAAGTATCTTTATAATCTGTTGTTGGGTATGTAAAACTAGCTTGACTTTGATTCCAATAAGAACCAACTGGTAGATCATATTGAGATACAGCATTAAAATTATTGGTAAACATCACGTAAAGTCTAGAACCGTCTGGTTTAAAATACAGAGCGTTTGCAGAATTAGCAAGTATAACGCTAGCGCTAAAATAATTACTAGGTCCACTTGCCGTACTAAGATCCCAAGCAGTTGATAAATTGTATTGACGAACTTGGTTAAATTGAGTTCCAATTACATATAATATAGTACCGTCGTTAGAAGTACCATCTGTAAAGAAAAATACCCCGGTCGGGGAATTGTCTGCATTTATAACATTAAGAGCTTGATCACTAACTGCAGTGCTAATATCCCAGCCAACTGAAAGTGTGTACCTAATTACTTGATCTGTATTGGTATTCACTATGTACATTTTAGTACCATCATCCGGCTTAAAATATATGCTATTCGGATTATTTATAGGATAGGTTTGACCTGATCCTGATCCTAGACTTTTATCTTGGCTAAAAGAAGCTGTGCCTATGTCCCAGTTAGCTGTTAAAGTGTATTCATATACTTTAAGATTGTTATAGCCGGTTATATACATTTTACTGCCATCCGACTTAAAAGCTACACCTCTAACAGTGCCATCTTGGCTACTAACATTAAAAGTTTTTTCAAGCTTTGCAGTACCAACATCCCAAGCAGTAGTCAAGTTATATTGATAGACGTTATCATTTGTATAACCTACTGTGTACATTTTAGTACCATCTGACTTAAAAGCCAGACTTCTCATGTTAGTATCATCTTGTTTAAGTTCTTTCCAATTTTTTGAAGTACCCTGAAATGTATCGTCAGTAGCTTGGTAAACGTCCCACGCAGTACTTTTAGGTGTTCCAGCTCTAAGAAAATGATTCCTCATTAAGCATCTCCCACATAAGCACCATACAGTGTTGAGCCGACTTTCCACAATTCAACTACGGTGTAACCGCTAGCCGCCAGTGTTGGAGCAGAGCCACCAACCCAAGTCATCGTTGGCCAAGTCAACGTACGGCTAGAACCATCATCAACCATTACCAGCATTGATTCACCTGCTGCAAAGTTAGTAGCGGTTGCAGTCCGGTTTGCACCAAGAGTCCAAGTTTGAATCGGACCGTTGCTAGGATCCAAATCAACACTAGTACCGTCGGTAATAGCGTAGATAGTTTCTTTAAGATCACCTAAAGTTTTGTTAGTAAGAGTTTGGGTATCAGTTGTACCAACAAGAGCGCCGCTTGGTGCTCCGTCCAGTGCAATCGTACCGCTAGTCGTAATAGTACCACCAGTTAGACCATTACCAGCAGTAATACTCGTAACAGAACCAGCTCCAACAGCAGGTTTATTCTGGATAAATGCATCACTACTTGAATTAGTTTCGTTCCAATCAGCTTGGACGTTTACTTCCGCATTAGGATTAATAGTAGTACCACCAACAGCAATGTTACCAGTTACATTAAGGTTACCAGTTACAGCAGCAGTACCAGTAATAGTAGCAGTATCAGCAACTTGATCAACTACAAAAACACTACCAGCTTTAAACTTACCAATGTGGTCTGTACTAGACTGCCAAACCTTACCACCGTTCAGTTCTGTGACTTGATTGGCTTCAACTGCAACACCACCGTTATCAGGCAGAGCATTATAGTCAGTACCAGATCCAACAAATTCAAAGGTGTGACCACCAGTGCTAATATAAGAACGAAGTGCAAAGTTAGCAGTAGTACTCGTAATGTTACCACTCAAAGGAGCACTAAGAGTTACATCCCAGCCAGCACCATTAGCAACACTGCTGACAACACCGTAATCAACACTATCAATAGTGATCATCATGTGATCCAACGGACGAGTAACCGTACCGTGGAAACTGGGATCACTGGTAATAGCACCAATAGTTACAGTCGAACTGCCGCTACCTGCACCAACAGAAGGTGCGCTAATCGTGGCAGATGCAATAGGAGACGGACTATGACCGTCAGAGATCAAGCCGTAACGACCAAAGTTGGACACACAGTTGCTAAGGTTGATTTGACCACCATCCCTAGCTTTAGCGTGGTAATGTGCAAACGTACCAAAGAACGACACAAGCTGTGCATAACCGTTATTGGTAACAAGAACACCAGGACCATCAAGAGTAATTTGAGTGAAGGAGTCAACCACCATACTCCGAAGAGGACTGGAGCTTGAAGGCTGGCTACCGTCAATAAGAAGACCGCCACCACAAGGGGCAGAGCTTTTATCACCGGCTACAGAACTGTAAGTTTCAGAGTCAGTCGATGCAAAGGTGTTAGGATCGAAATTAGCGTTGTCAAAGTGTGCATCAGAGAAGTGAGTACAATTCTGAATGTACGGAGACTTAATAATAACCGGGTTAATATCGGTCCTAAACCGAACAGCAAACGGTTGATTACTGGGAAGACCATACGTTGCATCGTTATCAAGGCTGTTATTACGAGTACCTTGATCAGCAACAGGAACCTTAAGACCAGTCAACGTCAAGTTGGCAATGTAAGAACCACTGTCAACTTCAAACATGTCGTTGTTTTCGGTGGCTACCGTAGGATGCACAAAGCAGCTACGCATAGAATCACCAACAATCGAAACGTTGTTCTTTTTGATTCGCAAAGGTAGCGTCTCCTGGTACACACCAGCAGCCACTTTAATCAACGAGCCATCACCGTTAGCATCTGCGTTAATCAACTCCAAAGCACGTCCAATAGAACGCAAAGGAGAGTTAGACAGAAAACCTGTTACACCTGCTGCATCACTACCGTTAGTTACATCAACATAACGTACATCAGTAGTAGCAAGAGGATTATAAGGGACACCTGAAGAAACTACTTTCCAGCCACTACCGTCGTAAACTTCAAAAAGTTCAGCACCGGCAGTATTAGTGTAGAAAATACCGCCTTTTTCCGTTACAGCTGGCTTATCAGCGGTGTCACCCACTCCAACAGTGTAACGACTGTCAAGTGTACCGCTAAATGGGTTAAATTTATACGACATTGGTTACCTCAAACTTTAGTGACAGAGGACAGTTTGTTGGTAGCATCATAAGCAAGAGTCAACACAGCAACAGTAGTACCACTTGCTCCTCCTTCTTTGTATGTAATTGTTTCTACTTCACCCGCACCGTTACCAGAAGCAACGTAGGTGAGGGCAACGTAATCATGAGACGGGATATAAAGACCCGCAATGTCTTGTACAAGCATTGTTTTTTTTAAATGAAGGTAAAGGTGTACTTTAGCAGTCAACAGCGTCGGCAAACTCAGGAAGAGTTTTGAGGTATTCGTAAGCCTGTTTGATAAAGTTAGAACCGTCAAGATCTGGAGTAAAAGAATACTCACTGTTAAAAAGTACTTTACCGCCTTGACTGTTATAAGTATTCAAGATAAAAAGGATAGAATCTTTATTACCAGAAATACCACCAACTTTACAGTAAGCTGACTCACACACAAGCTCTCCAGTAAAGTGCTCTTGAGTTTTTGTGATAGTAGTAGTAAGTGCCATTATTCCCAAATGTAGGTTAAAGTAAATAAAAGAACATCTGAAGTACCAGATGTAAGATCAGCTTGAGTTAAAAACGCAGCACTACTTGCTCGTTGCATATAAGCCTTGGTAGAACCATTCGTAGTTACAGGATACGGAGGATTGGCACTATTAGAATCATTAGTTACAATAGCATTACCAATAAAACCAACATCAGCAAGAATACATGTTTTAGGTAAAGTAAAGGTAATAATAGAGCTACCAGGAAATCCGGTAAGGTCAATATTATTAAGATTACGGAAGCTGGCGGTAACAGTATCTCCTGCTACAGCGTAGTGACCAGTAACAGTAGTTGCTGAAACTGTTGCATCACTAAGGTTACCTACAGTAACGGTATAAGTACCTTTGTAAGCACGATGACGGTTATCCTTATCTTCAATATAAAGCTGAAGAGTAGTAGTATTGTCTACATACATATCACCATTTGCAGCAATAT